AAACAAATCGTTATATTGAAGCTCAATATCATGGAGATTTAACTTTTAAAAATGACGTGAAGAGAATCATTGTACCAGATAAAAGCTATTTAGATAAACTTTCTAAAGAATTTGAACAGCTAAAAAATATGGGAATTGAAGTACTAGTTGCTCCCAAATAATATGGAGGTATATTTTGAAAATACTATATTATTCCTATGATGGAGAATTTGAATCACTTAACTTCATCATCAAAAAAGAAAATAAATTCTATCATTACTATTTTGACGGTGATAGAAATGTTGTTGAAGAAATTATAGCTCCCGAAGAGGTTTTAAGATTCAATCCATACATGGATAAATATCATAAAGGAAATCTTCCGGATGTGGTTCTCGAAAAAATTGAAACGCTACTATAAAAATTAAGCACCAGCAAGCGATAGGTGCTTTTCTTATGCTCAAAGGAGGGCGTTATGTCATTAGATGATTGGTTAAAACTATGCCAGATATTATCATATGTGAACTTAATCATTTTTTTTACAACAGGAACTATATTCCTTATTATTAAGTGGATCTATGATGTTAAAATACTGAAACTGAAATACTTAAAAGAAAAAGAACCCGATGAATGGGTTGAGGAGAAATAATATGAATGAATTACAATTTACAAACACAGCAAGACAATTGGTTGCTGATTTTTCAAATGAAAAGAATGAACAGCAATTAAAAGCCGAAGAAGTTTACGTAGTATGGGCATGTAAGACGTTGCAAAATAATAAGGCTTTACTTTCCACCAATATTCCAGATGGTCGATATTATGAGGTAACTTACAATGGAGATAAAGATGAAATCTATTTTGATTCTTATCTCAAAGAAAAAAATATTAAGTTTGCTGCGGAAAAATAAGAGGCAAGTAATGGAAATTCATATATATGGTCGAGATACAGAGCAAGGTCTTTACACTAAAGCTGATGTTTTAGCGGATACAGATGAAGCTATTGCGATGTTATCAACTGCTTTATTGGATTTATGTGCATTGAATAAATTGGATGCCTTAGAACTTTTTAAAGTATATTATGACACAAGAAATTAAATAATTTTTAAACCCTTGGGCTTCCAGGGGTTTTCTTGTCGGGACTTAGCTTACCAGGTAAAAGCGTACTGTTTGTGCACATCAGTAATACATGGGTTCGACTCCCATAGTCCCTATTGGTCTTGGCTGACCTGAAAAAAAGCACAATCATAAAATCCTTGGCGGAGCAGACCGCCTCACCAACTGCTAGGAGGAAACTTATGAACACAGAAGAATTGAAAGCACTAGGTCTCAATGATGAGCAAGTCAAGTCAGTAATGGCGAAGTATGGTCAATCAATTAATGCTGAAAAAGCTAAAGTACAGGCTGATTTGGACGCGAAGACAGCCCAAGTAACTGATTTGACTGAGCAATTAGCCAATCGTGACTCGGACATTAAAGCTCTGAAGAAGTCCGCCGGAGATAATGAAGATTTGTCTAAACAATTATCAGAACTACAAGATAAGTACAAGGCAGATACAGAAAATCTTAATGCGAAGCTTAATCAGACACGCTTTGATTCAGTATTAACTGAAGCACTGAGTAAGACAAAAGCTCGTGATGCAAAAGATATCAAAGCATTGCTTGATTTGGAAAGTATTAAGCTGGGTGAAGATGGCTCACTTGAAGGACTAGATGCCCAAATTTCAACTCTTCAACAAGAAAAGGCTTATCTTTTTGATTTGGGAACAGGTCAAAGTTATAAGCCAGCAGGGGGGTCAGGAGCAAAAATTTCTTCTGATCTGTCTGCTGCAATGAAGCAAGAGGGTTTTAACCTCACAGAATTTCTTAAAGAACAAGGAGAAGATTAATGAACAACGAAATTACGAAGTTGCTGGATATTATCACACCGGAGATTTTTAACCAGTACATGGATGAATTCACAGCAGAAAAATCTGCTTTTGTACAATCAGGTATTGCTGTAGCTGATGAACGTGTATCAAAAAATATTACATCAGGCGGTTTGCTTGTAAATATGCCATTCTGGACTGATCTATCAGGCGAAGACGAAGTACTTGGAGATGGAGACAAAGCTCTTACAACAGGTAAAATCAAAGCTGCAAATGATGTTGCTGCGGTTTACTACCGTGGGCGTGGTTGGGCAGTTAATGAAATGGCTGCAGTCATTTCTGGTGACGATCCAATGAAATCATTGCTTTCACGTATTGCAACATGGTGGTTGCGCCGTGAACAACAAATCTTGATTGCTACAATGAACGGTTTGTTCGCCTCTGGTGGAGCGTTAGCTGCAACACACTTACTTGACCGTTCAACTGAAAATATTGATGGTAAGCTTTTGTTGGATACAAAACAACTACTTGGAGATGCTGCAGACCGTGTAAATACATTGGCTATGCATTCAGCAGTATATACAGAGCTTCAAAAACAAAACTTGATTGTTTTCATTCCGAATTCTCGTGGAGAAGTGGTGATTCCTACATATCTTGGCTATCGTGTTGTAGTTGATGATGGTATCAAAGCTGATGGTAACGGTGTTTATACTACTTACTTATTTGGTACAGGATCTATTGGTCGTAACTCAGGTAATCCGGCTGCTTTAACAACTTTTGAAACAGACCGTGATAAAGCTAAAGGTACTGATATTATCTATACTCGCCGCGCAGTTACTATGCACCCATATGGTGTTAAATGGAAAGATGCTGATCGCGAAGAAGGTAATATGACACCAACTAATGCTGACCTTGCTAAACCAGGGAACTGGGAACGTGTTTACGAAGAAAAGAATGTTGCTATTCTCGCTTTGAAACACAAAGTTGGCGCAGCAACTGATAAACCCTAAGGCTCCCCAGAATGTATCTGGGGTTATTAATGAAGATGGTTCAGTATCTGTAAATTGGGACTCTGTTCCAGGTGCTAAAGCTTCAGTAATTCATTATGGGGATGCGAATGAATCAGACCCTCATAATGCAACCTTCATGGGCTATACGGAGTCTACCTCTTGGACTTTAGCAAGTGGTGATGTACCTACATTACAACCAGGAGATAAACTTTATTTATATGTTCAGTCATTTAATGAAGTTGGCACTGGAGCCAATGATATTGAAAAAGCTCAATACCTTAATACTAATGCTTTAGGTTCAGAATGGAGTGAGCCAGTTATACTTACAGTAGCGCCGGCTACCCGTTCAATTCCTAATGAATCATCAACAGTTGCTGAAATTAAATCGTACTTAGATAGCCAATCTATTGCTTATCCAAGTACAGCAAAAAAGGATGAATTACTTACACTTATTGGAGGAACAGAATGAGTATTGATGAATTAAAAGCGCTCTTTGAAAATGGAGATAAGCCCACAGCTGCTGATTATGGAGCATTGTTTGATGCAATTTTTGAAGGAAAAGGAGTCAGTCAATCTGATTTGGATGCAGTAAAAACTGTTTTGCAATCTGCTATTGATAAA